TAGTTTTAAAAGACATAGAGTCTATAGTTCTCATCATTTGTTCCCTAGCTTCTTCTTTTTCATACCAGTCCAAATATTCGTAAAATTTTACAAAGGAAAATTTTACATAAGCAAAAAAATGAAAAAAGAAAACGTTTTCCATAAAAAAATCAGGATGACGTCTGACATTGTCGCGTATTTGCGTGAATATATTATTAACGGCTTTGCCGATGGTACGATGGGGAGGGGTGGTGAAGTGATCGATGAGTTCACTGACATGTGGTGTGATAACGATCGTGATGGTCATAAGTACTTTTTTCGCCTGTTTGGAAGAAAGAAAAACTGGAGAGACCATGTGATGTTGGAAAGTTATAAAAACGCGTTCCAAAGTCTTTGTGCGGCGGATGAAATTGTACTAGAAACCATTGGATCTATGAGTCTTGACGAGAACATGAAAAAGTTCATTGTTAAGGCATTGTTTGACAGTTTGATCTCGGATGATCTCCATTCCGAGTTGGATAAAAAGATGAACAAGATATTGAAGGAAGGGAAGAGTTTGGAACAGCTTAATTGGGAATACGAACAGCAAGATTTATGGAACGGTCATCCACCTTCTGATGATATGAAGTATGTGAGAAACTCTATTATCGAAAAAGTGAAAGATAAAGAGCTCCTTTTTAAAGGAACAAACGAACAGATCCATAGTGTTGTGGAAAAGTACAAATATATGTTGGATAGTTCCTTGATGAATAGCCCCTGTTCTAAAGAATGGTTACAGAGGAGTCACGAAAACAACAAGGAACGTACGGAGAACATTGAAAAGTATCTTGAAGGAAGGGAAGAGAAGGGGGTTACAAATACAAATGATTCACCTCAGTTCGCACTTACGCTATACAACTCAATGCCGGATAATATCAAAAGCACTTTCAACCCTGCTTTCATTCAAAATGTAGTTGAAAGACGTATTCCGTACAACATTATGGTGATTACTTTGACAGACCAGAACACCATCGACGGTTTAGTCAAAATCATCAAAGGATGCGACATCATTGGATTACTGAAAGAGTTCAAGGAATACAGAAAAAACAAAACTATCTACTACCACGTTTCAAATCTTAGCGGAGCTTGTATTCCGGTTTTCGGAGACCGTGTCTATAAGGTTGTTGATACGTATGGTCCTCGTCCTCAAAATATTTTATGGAGGGAAACAATGTATGACGAATGTACACAGTTTACAGGGCGATTTCCAACTAAACCAGTTAAGTGCTTTTCCAACTTGACTTATAAAGAGAAGATTGACTGTGTCCGTGGGTATTTCAATGAATGCTACGAGTTCAGTCACAAGTACCTTTCCGAGTCTATTGTTGGTCATGTGATCAAGGAACCCACGCAATCTTCTGTGTTCAAGTTAGATGAAATTAGAGATTCGGAAGAAGAAGAGGAAGAAGAAGCTGAATGGGATGCTGTTGCAGAGGAGATACAACAAGAAGATAGAGATTTTTTCAACAGTCTGAAAGAAGAGGCTAAATCCAAAATGCGGGTTAAATCTTCCGGTGAAAAGGTACTGGTAGGTGATATTCAGACCACTGAAGGTCGTGTTTCACACAACAATGATCTTAAGCTGGCAGCCGTGGTCCTTCCATCAAAAATCGAAAACAAGATCGTAAAAATTGGAGGTAGTAAATATATTTTGAACAGTGATTGGAATGAACTTAGCGGGGAAGAAAAGGATGCCTTTCGGAATATTGGTCTCCCGTTCATTGTCAACCAGGAGGCAATGGATGGATTCAAAAAACAGCATGAGAAAAACATGAAAGCTACAAAGCTTGAAAGGCAAAATACGATGGTTGGTGGAAATGGAGGAATGCAGACTAGGAGTATGAGAAGAAGAGAGGCTTCAAACACTAAGTAAATCCTAATAATTTTAAAAATGATTTGTACAATTGATAATATAATATTAAACAATATGAATCAAGTTAATTTTTTTTATGATGAATATGAAAAGATGTTTGGAGACGGATTTTACCCACAGTTAGAAAAATGTGATGCTTGTTCAAAGTCGGTTAACATAACATTTAAAAAAGTGTGGATTCAAATTTGGAATAGTTCAAAACCGAAACCGTTATTATGGATTCCTTATGTATTTGAAACAAAAGAAGACATATATGAATATAAAAAAAAAATACATGACTTACAAGCACAACTTGTATGGAAACAAGTTGATGGAGACTGTATAAGCGGTCTTGACGGTACTTGTGGAAGTGAACTTTTTAGTATTTTAGAAAAAAAAGATGAAGAAAAATCATTTGGAATAGTAAATATTAATAATAAGTTTATTTATTCAAAAACTAAAGATGTTCGAGAAGCAGAAGACATTGTAAAACATCATACAGCATTACCGTATGTATTAGGTGGTGCATGTGCAAAATATCAAGGGTTGGAAAATACTATAGAATATTTACACAGGGAACATCCAAGTGTTTTTATATTTTTAACAAACGAAAACATAAAAGAACTTATACAAAAAACTATAAAAGAGGAAATGACATGATTTTTTAAGTATATATAAAATTGATATTTCATCTAACTTTGGTGTTAAAAATCGCCAATGGCTGCTGTATCCAACCAGAATATTAAATCCACTTTCTGCCCTTGCGTTATCGTACAAGGGGTAAAGTGTCCTGCAGGCCGCAGAGGAAAAGTATGCAATCGGGCTCATACATTAGATGAGATTCAGCCGAAACCATGCACGCGTGAAAAGGAAGGAGAAGGGTGTTTTTGCAGGGACAAACCATGGCCGTTAGTGTGTGTGTTTATTCACGAGGGTGAAAGTGTTAAGGAAGACTATCCCAAACGCCTTGGATTTGACCCTGAACATAAGGCGTTTGACAACAAAACCTGCAGTGAACTAAATAGGTTGTTAGACGAGTGTTATAATCATAAGAAACATTTCCTGGACGAGCTTGATTGGTATGAAAAAAATTATGGAGATGATATACCAGAAGAGGACTTAGATTATGTTAAACAGACGAGATTTATAGTTCATATTCTCAATAAAAAGGAAGAGTTTTTGACGGAAAAGACATGGCAAGTTGGGAATTGCGAAATCCAGGCATATGAAGCCGAGATGGACAGGTTACGTGTAGAACGTGGTTACTCCGAAACTCACGAGGATGATAACGGCGATAGGTATTTTCGTACTCCCGAGGAAAAGGCGAAGAATCGCGAGAAGGTAAGGGCGAAGTTCAAAAAAGGTAAGTATATAAGGGTAGAGGATGTATTCGAAGACGAAAACGACGAAGCATGTTATGAAGAGTATCTGGAGATGATGGAACAAGATGCGATGCGTGATATGGATATGGATATGGAAGGTTCTTTAGTTGATATGGAAATGTCAATTGCGAGAGAGTGGGTTGAAGGCGTAATTGAAAGATGGGACCGGGAAGATAAAGGAGAGAAGTTCGAGGACCGACATTTGAAGAATGCATGGGGTGATTATCGCGAGTTCGACCGAAAAAAGGATGCGTGGGAACACAGACATGACAAGTGGGAGGAACAGCTTAGGGAAAGAGGTGATAGCGAGTAATCCAAATAAAATCTTATAGGTACCAGCAGTATAATAAAAACTATAAGATGAATGACCTGATTTTTTAAGTATAGAAAAAATGATTTTTTCTATAGTTTTGGTAGAAGAAAATCGCCATATGGCAGCTATTACCAACAAGAATATTACCTACTGTGTCTCCGTTTTGGTCCAAGGAGTACAGTGCCCTGCAGAACGTAGAGGGAAACCGTGTCACATGGCACACACGATGGGAAAGGTTAACCCAAGAAAATGTAACCGCGAGGGTGGGGGTGAGGAGTGCAGGTGTAAGAATCGTAAGTACCCGTTTGTTTGTCAGTTTATTCACAAGGGCGAAACCAAGGAAGAGTATGCTAAACGTCTAGGTTTTGACCCAGAGCACACCAAGTACAATAACTGTAGCTACAAAGAATATGAGAGCGAATACAATGAATGCGGAAAAGTAGTGGATGAGTTGGACGGAAAAATCTTTGGTAAATTTGACTTGAGTAACATTCCAGAGAAAGATAAGGCCTATGTTAGACGCACTCAAAATTCCATACATCACCTTTGCTTGAAACGTAAGTGGCTGTACAAAATCATGAAAGAAATGGTTGGTAGCCACAAGGTTAAAAAAGACGATAAATATTACCGGCCGCTTGAGGAAAAAATGAAGAATCGTGAAAAGGTAAGGGCTGCTGTTGCAAAAGGTAAGCATGTATCAGTAGAGAGAGTGTTTGAGTGCGAGGACGACGAAGAAGAATTTGAACACCACATCGATGAATGTCTTCGCGACGCGACAATGGAATGCCTTGAAGATGGTTGTAGGATTGGTGATTTTGACAAGCATGATTACGAATCGTACTTGGAAAAAGAGATGGTGAAAAGTGCTATCAGAAATTGGGACGAACAAGAAAGCGGAATACACATGAAAAGTACGGACAAGAAGGCGTTAAAACCTGAGGTGTCGGCTGTACCCTCCCTTCGCAACGTGAAAGATGATGTTTTCAAGGAGGAGAAAAAGACCGAGACGAAAGACGCATGGGGCGCTAGTGGAGGCGGTGCTCGTATTATCCATGGTGAAAAACAGCGTGAGTTGGAAAAACGCGTTATCGCTGCCTCCAAAGCAGAACACGAGCGTTTACACAGGTTGGATGAAGATGATTATTTGGAACACGAGCGTTTACACAGGTTGGATGAAGATGATTATTTGCGAGATCTTGATTACGCGAAAAGCCAGTACGATACATTACATATGGACGTAAATGAATGGTCGGACGACGAACTAGAGGATGAAGAAGCGTTACTTTCCACTTTAAAAAGCAACGATGAATCTCACGTCGAACTCATGAGAAAGGAAAGATATAAGGAAAAACGCGACAAGTGGTATTATGGAGAAGATTAATTATTATTTAAGAAATTATATTGTTTTTAATAAAAGCGGGTTTGGTCTAGAGGTATGATTCTTCCTTTGGGTGGAAGAGGTCGGGGGTTCGATTCCCTCAACCCGCCTTTATGTTTCGTAAACAAATTTACGAAACAAATTATGTGGTTAAATTATACAATAATATAAACGATTTAATTTATTTTAAACCTACTAGGTATATCACTTACTAGTTTACCCATTTCCCGATCCTCTTCCATAACTATCATACTCTCGTCTTCGTTATCTATAAATTCTGAAATACTTCCGAAACTCAATACATTATGAATCTTACATAAAATAGTTGTATCGTCGTCGTTTTCTTCAATATCAAAATTTATAAAGGCCAATTCACCGTCAAATTTACGATGGTACGATTCACTGTTATTTAATTCAACTCTGCACATCTCGAATGCAGTCTGTTCGCACACTAAATGTTCAGTATCTATATCAAATACATGCACATCATCATAAATTTCGCTATCTTCTGTTGGTTTTAATGTATCTTCCAAATGTTTAATTGCTTTTTCATTACCGTTATATTTAAGAAAATAGTAATATGTTTCGCAAATATCACTATCTGTCTCAGATAAAATTACATATTCATTCTTAACAGCAGCTTGTATAGTATTAACAGGTGTATCTGAAACGCTTTCACTCTTTGTTTGTGATTGTGATTTTTTTCGTGCCATTGTGTTTAATATTTATAAACTTGTTTATAAATATAATTTTACCAGAATCTTTAAATTTTTAATACTCCTCTTGAAGTGTCATACCTTGTAGGTTATTTAAGACCGACTCTATATCATACGCAGATGGCGGCGTTACATAAGCAGAGTTCGGTGGTTGTTTAACATCTGCATCTGCATTCGACTCTACGTCGGTGTGATCCGGTGGTTGTTTAACATCTGCATCTGCATTCGACTCTACGTCGGTGTGATCCGGTGGTTGTTTAACATCTGCATCTCCAACAACCGGTTTCTCTTCAGTTACGTCTTGGATTTCGTATTGAAAGCCCATATTTTCACATATTGCAATGTCGTCCTCGGTAAGTTTAGTAATCGTGTTACCAGTTAACTTACCTATAACTACTCTATTGTCGGATGAATCAAATACCATGTTTGTGCCTGGATGACATAATTTATTTATAACCTTGTTTTTCCTCAATAGAAGAGGTTTAGGGGTCGGGTCTGGGTGGTAAATATTTGCCTGTTCCATTTCTTGTTTCTGGTCCAATAACTGTTGTTTTATTATTTTTTTACCTACGGAGCCGTTTATAGAAACATATCTACCCGTTGATTTATTAAAAATTTTACCCGGGGGGCAAGCCGATACTGCTGATTCAGTTGACGTATTGGTAGTAATAATATTATTATCATGCGTTTGGGATTTCGCCTCTGCGCACGGCGTATCCGATGGATTGGTTACGATTTTCAGTAAATCAGCATATGGTATGTTATACCTTTTAGAAATGACCGATAGTAGGTGTTGATTATGTTTATTGACAATATTTTCGATTTCAGTTGAGACTGTTATGTTCATATGTGGCTTGCTATAATAAATTAACATAACATTTGAGAATATCGTTTTTTTGCATTTGTTATTTCATGTAATTTTTCTCGCCATATAATATTATTATTTTTACAACTAGATGGATATATACTATTGTCATCGCTATATCCCGGAATATTAGTTAGATCAAAAACAAGCTCGAACTCGTTATCGGCGAACGTTAAACCATGTATTAATATTATATTATTTTGGTCGATTAAAATATCATCGTTCGTTAAACGTTTAAATGTTATAGCCGAATTTATTTTATTCAATAAAGATTTTGCCTGCGTCAAGTTTAAGTTATATGCGTCCATAGCATTTAAAACAAACATATCTATCATACAGTTTTTTATCGTTTTTTTACGTATATTCGTCCATGATGTTTCTGTAAAATCCAAGTCATTTTCTTCAGAATTAATATTGGTTATTTTTTTATGAATTGGTATTATGTCCGTTTCACAGAGTAATTTTACGATATTATTACATGTCATTTCGATGTTTTCGGAATCGATTGCACATGATAACACTCGAGTATCATCCTTGTAAATAAGTTGATCAGTGTTTATATATAGTCTTGTTGGATCGGGGGAAACACCGTATGACAAATATTCTAATAATTTTTTCCAGAATGGGCACTTGAGTAAATAGACGCAGCGATTCAAAACAATGAATAAAATTTTTTTATTCATTTAATAATCTTATTATATTATTATTTTCACGACTTTATATATAAAAATGAAAAAAAAAGGTAATATACAATAAACAAAGCACACATTACACAATGAGTAATAATCATGAAACACATAATATTTACATTGGGGTTAGAGACGACCATTTCCGACAAACTATTAGATCCTTATTAACAAGAGGTAAGCTTACAGAAAAATATATAGATTTACTTACTAACCCTAGCTCCATGGCTATATATGACCAAGCATTTACTGCTAGCAGCGCCAATCCAGAAATGAATTACGAATACTTTGAACAACTAGGCGATGTATCGGCTAATAAATTCATAGTATGGTATATGTACAAACGTTTTCCAAACCTCAAATGTCCGTTAGGTGTTAAAGTTGTTGCTAGGCTGAGAATAAATTATGGGGCGCGCGAAACTTTTTTCAAACTAGGTAGTGAACTAGGTTTCTGGGACTTCATAACAGCTAGTTATGAAGAACGAAATCATAAGAAAAAAGATTTGCTTGAAGATTGCGTCGAATCATTTATAGGTGCTACTGAGTATTTGCTAGATACTAAGATTCGTGTAGGGGTTGGATATGCTATTATAAATGATATATTAACGAGTATATTCGATGACATAGATATATCATTAAAGTATGAAGATTTGTACGATGCAAAGACGAGACTGAAAGAATTATTCGATATGTTTTCCAAGACGACTACGAATAGAGGCGGATTTAATTTCTATCAAGCATCTTGGGTATTTGTTGATAATCGGAACGACAAGATTAATACGTCGTTGTTATATTTAGTTCCTAACGGGGTATCCAAGACTTCACCTGAAGGATCAGCGAGAAAGGAATGGATTTTGATTGGTCAAGGTACTGCGTCGCTTAAAAAGGATTCTCAGCAAATAGCTGCTCAGGAAGGGTTGACTTACCTAAAATCAATAGGGTATGTGAGACCGGTCGCGCCAGAGTATGAACTATTTAATAGGTAGGTAACTTCACTGGTCTTTGTAGTTATATATATAGTAAAGGTCATAATCATATATATAGTTATATCGATGTACAAATTCAACTAAATCATCGAAAGAGTTATAATCATCTGACGGCAAACGGTATTGGTGTAGTTCACCGTTTCTATTTTCGTAATGAGCTGCTTTAATTAATGCGAAGACAGCGTCGTTTTTATGTTTAACAAAACCCAAATGTTCTGAACACTCGTTATCGTCCGTATTTATATAAACAAGTCCGTATAATACCATTTTATTTTTAATTTGATAAAATCAAATTAAAAAATTGTTTTTATAGATATCGGTAAACGATGAACAATACTCAAACAGACGGTCATAAATTCATATTTCCTTTATATGATACGATTAAAGATAAAATAAACAAACAATCTTCTACGAAAAAAATAAAAGTAAAAGATAAGAAAAAATTATGTCTTTTTTTTAAGTCTACCGATAATCAGCTAATCAAAGAAATGGCATATCTGATTATATATAAATATAACAATGATAATAATAAAGTAATTGATTATACATATGTCAAAAACGCAAATAATATGATGTATACTATAGTGTGGGAGGCGGTTGATATACCAGACGATTTATTTATTATATTAGACGTATACCATGACATGTGCAATGCGCAATTGAGTTGAAATAATATTTAAGGGAATGAAACAATATAATAAATAAAATATGAAAATAACAGGATTTACGGATATAAGAGATCATAATACAGCCTTCACCGTTGATATAAAGGAATTTAGTAATAAAGATATATTCACTTCCTCTAATATAAGTCTGTTAGAAAAAATGAATGGAAACCAAGAAAGAGTGCTGAATGCAATACAAAACTACCCAGTGTCATCGGACACGAAATACCAAGGTAAACATCCATTCATGTACATTTTTGCGGAATGGAAACAATTTATTCGATCCGAAGAGTCTGATATATTGGATACTAGGCAAAAGTTCGATGATATATCAAGTACCCTCAAAACGTTACTAGATAATTTATTGTATTATAGATGTTATAAACATGGAGATGAAGTAGCTGATACCGAAGTATCGAATTATATAATAAATTCAAAATAAATATAATTTTATAAATTATATTTATTATTTGTCGGGTTGTGATAATATGCGTTCTAGTTCTTTCGTATTTTTAGTGATGGTTAAATGTGATAAATTAGTAATACTGGTTAAATCGTCCATTGTAATATTTATATTATTTTTCATTATCCACAAGTATATTAGAGAAGCTGCTACCGATTGAGGTCTCGCTCTGTTGATCTTTGACGATCTATTTAATGTTAACTCAGACAACTTAATAACTTCATCTATGTGTTCCTGTTTAGATGTAATTTCCTTCATCATATCTCGTATAATATTAGGTAATGTTAACTGAGTGCTATGTACTTTTGAATTTTTAGATATATTGATGTTAACCATCTTCAAACCTTTTAACCCATCTTTCTTTGTTATGTTAAATATGGGTATAAGATTTTCAGGGGTTTTAGGTATCCCTAGTATTTTATATGCATGGTAAATACACGCGAATACAATTGACTTGCGCGAACCACCCCTAAATATCTTTCCATTTGTAACTTCAATATAAAGTTCTTCAGCTATGTCTATAACATTATCGCTGAAATTCATATTTACAACATCGCGCTGAATATTTTTATCATGTGTTTTACGGGCATGAGCCCTGTTAGGATCCGACAGTCGCGAGCCATTATAATATCTCCATTCTTTATCGTGAATAATCCTCCTATCTATTTCCTGTCCGCAATGGATACATATATTTAACCCATCTTCTTCTATTGTTTTCACATGTTTACATTCATTAGAACTCGATTTTTTATTTTCATTTAACTGGGTCGGTTGTGGTATAGAATCAAATATATTGTCGTAATAGTTATCCATTAAAACGTTTTACTATTATTAATAGTAAAACGTTTTATAAATTCGATTTGTTTCTCGCATATGTCGCTTTTAAAGTCCCCATCTCTCTGGGAAATGTGCAATCAACTTACCATCCACGCTGTCTATTGGATAATAATCCAAAAATATAACATCATCCTCGAAAATAATGACCACTACTACGATTCTTAAATTAATAGTGTCTCAAACAATAGCATGGGTCATTGCACAACCAACTTGTCCCTTGATATGTCCATGGATTCTAACATGTCTTTTTCCACTATAACTCCTTCGACCAAGATAATATTAACCTTTCTATTAAATGCTTTATTTATATTCTCTCGATGGCCGATCGTACTTTTATATGTGTTTTGGATGTATAGAGATTAGGTAAATATCTACATTTATCATTTGGTTTTTGTTCGAATCTTTCTGTCAAAATATTAAATAGAAGACCTATAAATAAAATTAAAAAAAACAGTTGTATCAATTGGTAATTTATTCTAATGAATATGATAAACTAATTATTTTTTTTTATCGCTTATTCTCACTTTCTGTTTAGTTATAGCCTTGCCTTTATTTAACTCCATTATCTCGCGATACACACTGTCACTATTCGGAACCCCATTGTTTTTCAGAACTGAAATTATATCCATTTCCTTTTGACTTTTCTTCTTACGTTCTCGAACCGTTACATCTTTCACTTGGATCACCGAATTATTATACGTTATGGAGTTACTTTTATCTTTTTGCAAATACACAGTAATATCCTTTTCTATCAATTCTTTTCGATCCCTTAGTTTTTTTATTGAATTATTATATCTTGTTATTTCTTTATTTATTTCTTTCACTTCATCTATCAATTTTTGTACAATCGTTTTAGGCATTTTATAAATTTATACTCAATCTTTAAAGTATATTTTCATCATGAAATGGTTGTATGCATTGCACGCTTTATAAATTTAATATTTTACAAAAGAAAGATTAAATTTTAACGGTCAATAAACATTCAAACGTTTAATTGACCTATCTATTATATCATATTGTATATGTAAATATAGTAACATAGATGCAATAAATAAAACAGTAATTAACGTTGCCATTATTTTATTTTATATAATGGTAACAAAAACTTAATTATTTTCGCCCATGTGGCATTTTCTACATTTGAAATCGAATTTAGTGAATTTATGTTCGTGTAAAAACATGATAATTATATCGCGTAACAAAATTGGACGTGTAGTATCTAACCAAATTTTACTCAACACATTTTCGATTAACAGGGGTCTTTCATTTCCTTTTTCATGACATCTGTCAGTCGACATATTACCGCAATCTACACATGGATGTTTTTTTAAATAGTTAGATGTAAAAGTTCTAGTAATTATATTTGTAAATATATTACCCGATAAATCTTTAATAACATAATTATGTGGTGTATTTATTATATAGGTGTTCCATTTGTTTTGTTTTCTGAAATCACGAATACGTTTATCAATATAGTCAGAATGTTTATTTATACACTGTCGTTTATCGTTTTTTATAATTTCAACTGTATCTATAGCCGTCGCTTCGCAATTAGTGTAAAGATAGTAAATCAAGTTTAGTATATATAAATATAATATCATAATACCGGTTGATATAAGTATCGTTGCATATTCCCCCCCACTACCGCATATATATAAGCAAGTCATTGTTGTTAAATTTTAATTGTAAATTTTAAAAATACATCGATTTTATTGTTTGTATATCATTGCATTCACTTGTTAACGTTACTTGTTGAATTGCGTCTCTTATATATTTCGATACCATAAATTCAAATAGATAGTCCATGTTATCAGTTGAAAACCTATTCTGTGTTTTATTACCGAATACGTTTATAAAATTTTTAACGTTATCATTCCCAGTCGCTTTTTCTATTTTAAATCTGGATTGGTGCATGGTGGGGTTTCTATTTCTCCAAATGACATCAGATCCAGTGGTCATAGCGATGTTAGACTGTATACACTTGTTAAATACCAAAGATAAAGTCGGGTTAAATTTTTCCACGCAAAAATTAACGAACATATCAAAGTCGTCAGCGTACTTTACCAGTAGTTGCGGTACATAGTCATCATTATTGTAATGACCGGTAATTTCAATGTCTTTAATTGTAATCTTCATAGGGTTGACTTTAACGTGAATTTGATCATATTCATGAGTCGAGTCCGTATCCACATTCAGTAAGGATGCGTGAATCGTGCCTAATTCATAATTATAATCATTAGATTCGATGTTGTAAATAGTGTCGTTATTACTACTATTAATTACCAGAGATTTTATATCAATTTTAATATAATCGAATTTAATGCCAGTGAGAATTTTAATAAGATCAATCATCTGAAAATGAGGGTTTGAATCATCTATGTTCCACGTTCCACCTCTTTTTTGCAAATTGTTTATCGAAAGATAAAGCGCTGCGTTAATACCTTTAATAAGTGTGTCTGTTATCGTTTGCAACACTTTGACGTATCTATTATATTTTGATTGAATAGGTACCTTCGATACATCTGTGTATCGAACAATGTTACTTATAATATCATCGCATGTAAACCGGTCTGTGCTACTTGTTAGCTGTCCTATAATTTTTTTCATATATAACTTATATATCACATAACCTGTTATACCCATTAATATTAACGTTGATACAACAATCAATATTAAATTCATACTTTTATAATATATATAATTTATTATAAAATTTAATCTGATGTAAGTGGTTCGATATACTCTTTATTGTATCTATTATCGTGAAAACCCCAATATTCTTTGGATCCAAATTTCCAATCTTCAGGCACTAGAGGCGCTTTCCAGTAGAAAACGCAATCTTGCCATTCGTTGGTGTTACTAGCGCCGTGAATGTACAACGCGCAATAATCCTGTGTTAGCTTATCCATCAATACACAGAATGTATTAAAATCTGGTATAATAGATGCATAATTTTCATATAAAGATCTCCTGTTTTTTAACAGTGGTTCTCTCAGTATAAAAATACCGTCTACATTAGTTCGTATAACTGGTTTTACATCCATTGCGTATTGGAGAGATAATATATACATCATCTTCCAATGCCTCCCTTTTTTATAAAGTGCTTGTTGTAGTGGTTTGTTGAAAACAGTTGGGTCGTCAGTACAGTCGTCTAAAATCATAACAGCCCAGGGATTCTCTATATGCATAGCAGCTAACTTCTGTCGTTTGATAAAATCTTTTATTTTGTATTCATCGTAATTATTAAATACGAATGTACTAGGCATTATTTGCTTGTATGCATGGTTGCTATCTTCAGACCCACTCATCGCGAGTCCTACTGGGAATATATGTTTTTTCTTATAGAGCAACGCTTTAATTAGAGACGACTTACCGGTGCCGGGTTTACCAACGACCACTATTTTTGACCCCCCGTTATAATTGGGGTCTTGAAACTTAGAGGTTAAGGGTGGGATTATATCTACATCGAGTTCGCGTATTTTTAAAATATTACTATCAATTGTCATTTTAGATAAAATTTATTGGCTTTTAAATATTATTTACTTTCTTTTGTTATTATATCGTTCGATTTAATATAAATTTCTAATGATCCTATATCACCAATTCTAGTTTTTAATTTGAGAGGTATATCAACCCCCTCTGTCTGAAACTGTATATAGTCCCCTAAAGCTGAAATTTTTGTTAGTTTAGATAATCTATCGAACGAGAATACAGCTTTGTAATCATATTCATCGACGACTAACTCATTCCCAAAAACAATATTTCTTGCTAAAATACCATCAGATGTCGCTTCAAAACGAATAGAATCATCTTTCGTTGATATAGTAATAGTATCGCTGCCTATCAACGCCATATCCTTCATTATTTTACCAAAATCACTCGATGGTACTTTGATAGAATTGCATTTCTTACTAAATTGCGGTTTTGACATCTTTATATTAGGAGAAAGACTTGTATGTATTATAGATGTGGTAACTCGTGTATTATCACGGGGTCGGGTTTTAACTAGGATTTCAGTAGGCTTACTTTTTAGAATATAAAATTCTAACGTATCTTTTTTCTTACATGTTTTTAACATTTTGTACAAATGCGCAGTTGTGATAGATACATTAATATTATCATCTGTGTCGTGTGTAAATTTATACAAGTCAAAGCCCGTATCAACCAATTCAAAAGATACTAATATGTTCCTAAATTGATCCGACATCGTCATTTCAATACCATTTTCAGATATATTTAAAAAAGATTGTTTTATAGTGTTACATAATATATCTAGGAGAATTTTTATTTTATAGGCTTCGGTCGTCCTAGCGTATAAAATATTGTCATTATTGTCCATTGTTATTTGTTTTGTCCTATAATAATTAAATCAAATTCTTATATAGTCATTTTTATAAATATACAGTTGTCAATTTATACACGGACGCGAATATTACAGTCGTTAAAATGATTTTTACTACACTAAACACGAAAGGGTTAATAAATGTTAATTTGTCCAAAAAATAAGTTGTTTCGCTGTTGTATAATAATAACATAATCATGAAAAAGATGAATACGACTGTAAAACTGAAGGGTAATTTAGTATCATTATCTTTGTCAACTAATTCTAACTGTTGAACCAGTTCTTGATTTTTATTTTCAGGTGTTGTTGTATCGCTTTCGTCCGATGTAGTTTTTTTGCTGAATAAGACTTTTAAATTTTCTATTATTCGAGGGTTAGTTTTTTTAGAATTATCTACTTGTATATCTCGTGTCAACATTTTACTAAAGATATAATATGGTTTTAAGCCTATAATTTTATATAATAAAATGTCTGGTACTTCATTAAAAAAGCTGGATAAGGTGTTAAACAAATATGGTATTGTTATAAATAAAGTATATAATTTAAGAAACAAACCTGTATATATCGAGATAATTTCAGCGGATAGTACAATTATATCAATGATTTATTTACCTTCGTCGGATAACTTTATAAACGATCTAAGTTATAATATTGCCACGGTTGATTTACATAAACAACAATTAAACGAAAGTAATGATATCATTACTAATTACATCGATATCAATGCGAGCGATGAATTAATATATAATAATACGAATTCGCAAGCTGATTTACATAACGGAGGTCATACATTAGAACTCGGTTCGAAAAATATATATGAATCACATCATACATCTATTTCGTCAAACGCATATAATAAAAGTTTAATTAGGCAAATAAGTAGACTGTCAAATTGTATAAAAGGGTACAAAAATTTCGGGTTGTGTATAAAAGACGATCAAGAATCTATTATATATATGCGGTCGCAAAATGATGAATATTCTTGTTATTCATTTACTAGAGTTTCCATGTCAAACGCAAAATTACCCAAGACAATCCACGTGCTAATCGATACGCGTGTTTTATTCGATCATATACAGCGTATAAATTTAATATCAACTAATATTACCGACCATATTTTTACGATAATAACAACAAATTTGGATGTACATAAAAAAATGATAAATATATGCGAATCGCATAAACATAAAATACACGAAACATTAAATAAATATCATTCAAAACACAATGAATACACTGAACGAATTGCGAAATTAAATATTGAATTTGACAAATTCGTAAAGATAGAAGCAGGGGTTATCAACGAATATGATAATTCTATTGACGAAATAGAACGCAAATATAAAACAAATGCTACATCGAAAAACATTAACCTTTTAAAAAATAAAAGTCATTTTACAAAAAAAATAGACGATATATCAATGAAAAAAAATGAAGTGTATAAAAATCTAATTAGCTTAAATATGAAAAAACAAGACATCTCGTTGTATATTGACCGTGTTATGTTTGATATATCTATGATGGTTAAATTCATAAATCAAAACATTAATAGCATAGATGATGATAATAAATTCTGATTTAAAATTTTATGTTACTAAACATAAAAGACATGAAATTTTGCAAGGCTGAACATTTCACTATTGATACAACAGACGGAGTAACCAAAAAAATGAAACTCGTGTCAAACGGAGGATTTGAAATAGTTCTTTTTTATTCTGAAAAATGCCCTCATTGTTATGATTATTTAAAAGCATTCGGTAATTGCAATGATAAAGCAACTAACGTCACATTTACACTCGTTAACGTCGATGATGCTAGGTCATTAATAGAGTTGTCTAAAGGTACAAACACGGAACTTCAACAGGTTCCTTACATTGTAATGTTTGTAAACGGAGACGCATTTATGTCATATAGCGGCCCCCCTGAAATAAATGATATCCTAGAATTTTGCCATGATGTTTCAGTTTATTACATAGAAAGTACCAATACCGATAATAAAAATGAACCAGCCACCGCAACAAAAACACCGTCTAATTCGTGTGCTCCTGGTGATACCAAATGCTTATTCGAAGGTGTAAAATACAGACAAGATTACTGTACATTATCAGACGCCTATAGAGATCGAACATCGACATAATAAAATCGAAAATATTTTTACTTTTATATATAATAAACCAAATTATAATATGTACAGCAACAACAAAACCCCGTATAATATAGACGATTACGATTCGAGTTTTCCTACCATGAGAATAGATACAGCCATTCCGTATCGTATCCCTGCTCAAATAGATGATTATGAACGTACAAAGCGAGAGCTCGGACGCGTAACATTTAATGGTAAGTTTGGATCGACCGACCATTTAAAAACTAAGAAAACACGTCTTTGCAATAGATACAATTCTCCCGAAGGATGTCCTTTCGGAGATAACTGTAATTACGCCCATGGTATATCCGATTTGAATAAGAGACCTTGTACGTACGGAAATAGTTGTTTTAAAGTGTGTCCGGTATGCGACGACGATCCCGCAAACAACTCGATAGGTATGTATACCAATAAAGACTATAACAACATTTGTTACTTTGTACACCCAGGTGAAACCGACGATGGTTTCACTTCCCGTATTTCTAAAAGCGAGCAAGGTATCCTAAAACAGCAAGGTGATTCAAGTCGCGAACATAAAAAACCCATTAATAAACGCNNTTTTGACCAGGTTGATCATGCAGACGAGTATGAAGTTGTGAACGAAAAAGACGTCATTAATTTCATTATGNCNTCTATCTCGACTGGAACTGATTACATCAAAATCCGCGTGAAATACACAGACGAAAATGATGAGATGGACATTGATACAGCTACTACTACTAACACTGAGGAATATAACGAAAATGATGATATGGATATCGATAACGGTGCTGCTGAGGAACACAAATAAAAGAATGAGATGGACATCGATAATGGTCGTGTTTGAAGGCGGATGGTTTAAGCATGAGATTGTATTATTTAAAATAAAAATAATACAATTTATAGGTAACTTTATGAAACAATGGTTAATTAAAAATATTACAGACAAATTACTTCCTCAAATACACCTGTTACTACTTGATGAGCCACTACTATAGTAAATACGCCTTTAAGATGCTCTTTCACAACGTCAAATACTTCACCCGCAGTTTCTTCGTCTAACGATGCAGTACATTCATCTAATAATAACAAAGGTGTATTGAATATTTCACCCAAAGCTAACGTGAAAGCTAATACAACTCGCGCAATTTCACCTCCGCTAAGCATCAAAAGATCGCATTCCATACCCTTGTACAATATTGATATGCTTACCTCTGGTTTAACAACCCCTTTTTTATTTGACTTAAACGCAGATAATGTTACAGATATATCATCTACGAAAAATAGGTCCAAGTATATTTTGGCGTGGGTATTGATCTTATTTAATAAATTCATAACTGTATAACTCTCGCAATTGGATATAATCTCTTTTAATTGTATTGAAGCCTTGTATTCGTCTATTGTAGTTTTTTCATTTTGCAACAACCATAGTTTGCGATTGTACCACGATTCACATTCTTCGTAATCTTTCTGTGCAGATTGCCAATTTTTAATTATTTCTATTTGATGGTTGATTTTTTCAATGTCGTGTTCATAACTTCCGATCTTTTTTTCAATAATATCAATTTCTTCGGTTATTTCATCGGCTTTCCTAAGTTGTTTATATATAAGTATGTGCTGTTCCAAATAGTGTTGCTGGGTATTGCGTATTTTAGAAATACGTTCTTCCATATTTATATATTGAGTATTTATGTTCGTCATATGTGATAAACGTTTACTTATACCCGCTATATTTTCCATAATATCGTATTCAGTTACACCAAAAGCGTTATTAACTTTAAAATCATCGGTGTAATTAGACTTGATTATTGCCAGCTCGTCATTTTTATTTTTTAAATCGCGCGCGAGTACATTGTAAGTTTCCCCTTTGACAATATTATTTTGTACACACAATTTCAATTCGTTTATTTTATCTATAATGTGTCGCTGTCTTATTTCATAGTCCTCTATTTCTTGTTGTTCCAATTTAAGATCTTCGTATACTGGTATGTCATCTACAGACTCGTATTTTGATTCTATAGATACCTGTTTAGTTCGCAATAAAATAATAGCGTGAATAGCATTAATACGTTGATTTATTTCTTCTATTGTTTCTACGTCTTCTACTTGCAATTTCCCCATTTTATTAATAATATTATTATCACCGTCATACGTGGTTAGCTTATCGTCGTGTAAGTGTAACATTGAATTACACGAAGGACACGTGTATACGCTATTATAATTACGCACACGAACCATATTAGAATTTTGAATAACGAGTTCATCTTGTAATTGCGATATATCTTTCGTCGTGTAAACATGGTTAGTTGTACTAATGTCTAAGCTCGAACATATTTCATTTATACTTGATATTATTTCGTCTAACTCTTTGGCGTCTATCAAACAATCATTCACGCACTTTTTATTATCTAAAAAGTCCATTTCCGAATCATATCCATTCCATAAACGAGATGATAATTTATTTATTTTTACTTTATAATTATCGAGTTCGGCAGTTTTAATTTCGTCTAATTTTAGTTCCAATTGTTTTATACTTTCAACGAGCGTTATTATTTTCAAGTGTTTTTTATAGTTATCTAAATATAAACGCGCGTCCCTAATATATTTTTCATCACGTGTTTTATCGTATAAGTCAATTTCATTTTTTAATAGTACTCTAGTTTCTATAAATGATTCTAAATCATCTTTATTAAGTTGTATGTGGTCATTTATGAATGTTACTCTGTCGTATTCGCGTTTACAAACATGGAGACGTTCGAGTATTTTATTTTTACATTCCGATAGCTTACGTCTAATATCTAATTTTTCTTCTATATCACCTGTATCGTCTGGTTCTTGTGGTTTTGTAACATTTTGCATATTTGATAAAAATTCGTCGCATGTTTCTATCTTGCTTTTTATTACCGATAATTCCGTGTTCAATCTAGCTGTATTATCTTTTGATTTCCGTTTAATTGCGTCTATATCTATCTCACTGTGTATAAATTCTTCTAGAAATTGCAACTTATCAGCACCTGACATCAGTATAAATGATTTATTCATAGTCTGTGGTATATACCCTGTTATATCAAATCTGGTTCCAAAACGTCTGTTAATAAATTCTTGAGCCTCGTCGTTATATATAGTATTATTGACGATTAGTTTATTAGGACCTTTAATCCGTTTGATAATAATATCTTTGAACTCAAGTGTAACCGAACACGATTTTTCACCGTGCATTATTACTTTATTTAAAGTACCATATAAAGCAAAATAAATAGATTGTAGTATAGTACTCTTCCCCTTACCACTGTCGCCCGATAACAATGTAATATTACTGTTATTATTAAAATTAAATGTTTTATTTCTATAACATTTAAAATTATACAACTGCAATTTCATAATATTTAATTTTAATTTTATTATGAAATACTACTTTTTTATATCGTTTTTACTAGAGGACTTCTAATGAATACGACGTTACTAACTTAAATAATACATTCGGTTGTTGCTCGTTAATTATATCTCTCATTATATCTATATTTACCCTATTATTTTTCGGAGATCTTTGATACCAATCATGCGCTGTTTTCAATATAACGTGTTTATACCATTCGATTGTCTCAAATGGTTTTTTCGTAATATATCTATCGGTGTATAACCTCGATAAATCATTAGCGATTTCACCCAATAGTAACTTTTCACAATGTTCAAATTTAGATACGTATAGCGGGTACATGTCATGAAGCATTCTATTTAAAAACTCACTCCTCCTAAGTTCTAAATATCTATATATTAAATTACTTTGATTACCTCTAATATCGAACCTATTTTTATATTCTGAGTTGTATACCTTAATAAAATCTTGTTCACGGGTTTGAATGATCACACCTTGATTTTTACCAATATCTATATTTTGTATATGTGTTTCTAATTCCTTTATATTTTGTAAACTTACCGTCTCAACTCTGTTAAAGTACGGGCATGTATCAATATCAAGTATTATTTCTCCATTTAACATGCACCCCAAAAAATAAATATCCGATGTTGAATTACCGTTGCAGACAATTCTATTTTCACAATTGCTACTTAATAAAAAAACATACTTACGTTCCGTATCCAATGTATTAAAAAATTTATTTATAATATCAGCGCTGTCGTGTTTATCTAACTCGTTCTTAAATTCACTACGTGTATTATATAATTCGACGATTGCTTCGGTAAACATTTGACCGTGGGATGTTCTCGAACCCCAAAAACTATTGCGCGCATCTATTTTCTTACTCGTCGACATTATCCATTCGCCGTTATGATTAAAAACTCGGATAACTGTACCCTCTATCGCATTTGAGATCTTTACAGTTGTAAAATCCCCCAATATATCGTCTAACATGTGATCGTCTATACGTAATTCAAGTGGTACAGGTAAACAATCCATGATTACATTTGAACTTTTATCTAATAAAAGACCTCTTATTTTACGCTGGAAAAAATCTTTACCATCATTATTAGCGTGATATAATGATAGGTCATTCTGACGATCTACAATCATACCGTCGTTAAGTTCTATTTTATTCTTTGGGTATGTGGTTACTGACATTTATGATATGCTTGTATAAATAATTAGTAAATCTGTATTTGAAATCGTTTTTATAGATTAGATTGAGATATATTTCCCATTCGTTTGGATATAAGAATATATTGTATATTTAAAAGTATTTTTTTTATTAACAAATGGCTAATAAAGATATTACGATTATAAAAGTTAAACGGACAGATGTACCTAACTCGACCCCCAAGCAAAAATTTGCTAGAATGCCTAGATTGTATTTAGAGTTGATAGAAAATAAGGAAAAAATTAAAAAGGCGTCTTTAAACCGAGAATACGTTCATCAATACGCCGATGACCACAGTGTAGTACCCAGTGTTGTTTCTATTCAATCTAATAATTCAGAATCCACCCAAGAGAATGTAGATGATGATAATAAATCTACAAATGTTGAAAGCGAAATTAACCACTATGATAGCTCCGACAACAACCAATCCGATGAAGAAGATACACCCGTCGACGTTATGCAAATATCGGAAAGGTCTAATGATGAGGATATATCGGTTGTTACCGAAAACAGTGATAATAATACCGGTTCAGATAATGAAATAGTAAATATGAATGATAAACTTAACGAATTGTTAGTGGGTGATACCGATACTATTGCATCTCGTAATAGTCAAAAATCGATCGACTCTAAATACAGTAAAAAAAGAGATTATCTAGGTCGTCCAAGTACAAAACGCAAAGAACCGGCTCCTCCCCCTTCACTTGCACAATTACAAAGCAATCATTATACCACTGGTAATGATACAAACGAAAATGAAGCTGATAGTGTGCAAAATGACGATATGAAAAGGGAAATGATGTTTAAATTTGACTTATTACGTCGATCTTATCCTGGTTCAAATATTCCTACATTTACAATACATACCGACTATGATATTATGTTATCATCGTACGAGGACTGTATACGTAGATTGTCGTTAGATTCGTCAGTAGAATCGTATAAAAAATATTTGATATACGGATTCATGGCATTTGAATATATTTTGGGTCGTTTTTTGAAATTAGATATGGAAGGATTTACCCAGCAACAGATTAATTCCATGTCTTCATACGAAAAATTACTCATCGAATTGGGTGAAAAATCATACACACCTGACGGTTCTAAATGGCCTATCGAAGTTCGTTTATTGGGTATGATTATGATGAATGCAGCCTTCTTCGTTGTATCTAAAATTATTATTAAAAAGACAGGATCTGATTTCATGGGCATGATGAATAATATGTTAAGCGGTAACAAATCTAACAAATCGGAAAAGAAACCATCTGCGATGGACGATCCCGACGATATCGATTTCGATAATGTTTAATTAATGAAATAAGGCGTTTTTATAACACCTCCGTGTTTTTCATAAATATTTTTTCGAGTTTTATAATGTTTTCTAAGGACATTGTTATCATCTATCAAATCTATTACATAAGGTATGCTATCTTTAGTTCTCATACAGCGTCCTAAATATTGTATAAAATATTCTTCTACGTCGGCCGCTAATATAAGCATGTTTAATTTAGGATGATCAAATCCTGTACCGACTTTACTCGCTGTACCCAAAAGAACCCTGGATGAACGATCAAAGGTCTGGTTACTTCCTACCAAGGAAGTAACAGTGACATTTCTCTGTAGCAAGTGGGTTTCTAACCATTCTGCCTGTTTCACTCTTTTCACCAACACTAAAATGTTTTTGTCACTGAAATATTCTATTATGTTCAAAATCATTGTATTCCTATCCTTGTCCATGGCTTGTGAATCTAAAATAGCATTCCAATTAAGTTGCCCATTCACTCCGTATTCTATCGGGGGTTTGAACCCGGTTTGAACCGGGAATACGTGATGTAACATATTTAATGTTCGTATAATTTTAAAATCCCCAAAATAAAGACTTAATAAATTATCCAATCCATCCGGTCTATATGGCGTTGCCGTCAATCCTATTAAGTATCGTGGTTGAATATATGTCAGGCATTTGGAAATCTGTTCCGCCATAATTAAATGTGCTTCGTCGACTATAACGGTACCTATATTTCTAAAAGTTCCAATGTCAAACTTTTCAATATTTTGTGCGTTAATTATGAAAAAATCGCATTCATCGTCAATGGTATCACCGGACTTTAATAACTGGATACCGTTATGATCGCAAAACGCGTCAATACTGTCTTTCCACTGTTTCATCAATACTATTTTATTAACTATAATAATGGTTTTCAATTTAATCGCGCATGATATATTTATAGACGTGACTGTCTTTCCGAATCCACAATACATGGATAATATCACCGTTCCGTTAATGTTCAATTGTCTAATCGCTTCCTTTTTTACTTCTATTTGCTCGTCTCTTAATACAGCTGTGAATATACTATGGTTTACCGGGAACTCATTTCGCGGTCGACGTTTTAATCGCAGATAGGAAATCCCGTAGTTAAACGGTAAATAAACAATATTATTTATCAATGCATAAGGTGATACATATCTAACTGGTCCATACCCCTTTTTATTTTCCAACTTTATAACCAAATCTTTGTTTATATTCATTATATCATCTTTTGATAATCGGTCTAGGTTTATTTGCAATGACATATCTATTTTTATAGTTATAAATTCAACCGGAATTAACAATTTTAATATGTTATATTAAAATTGGTATGGATAATGATAAAAATATACATTTTATTAAAAATATATATAATCGAATAGAAGATTATAAAAAGGAACATGATTTATTATTTAAACAGTATACATACATATACAACAAATTAACTATCGGGGGTATTATTTTAGGTCCATTTTCGGTTCTTTTAACAAGTTTAGACATCGAAATTTACGGTGAACAGGTGGACTATAATATAATAACGATGATAAACATGTGTATAAGTATGGTATCGAGTATAATTTTTTCGATATTAAAATTCGGAATGTACGAAGAAAAAAGTTTAAACCACCAAAAAGCTTACCTTGAATATGACATGTTACAAACTGACATTATGAAAAATATAAAAATTACACATGTAACTAATCCACTTCCTATAAAATACATAGATAATATAGTGGTAAAATATACAGAATTAAGGAAGAAATTTCCAATCACAGGTATCGTTTATAAATTAGATAACGATGAACAATCAAGTATTACAGAAGTATTTAAAGATCCTATAGACGAATTGCTAGTATATGAACAATCTCGTATGAATGAAGGTATTTAAGCTTGTTTACCGCAGTTAGAATCTCTAATAACGAGGTTATTTTCTGTTAAATATTCGAAAATAGCATTGCATATATATTTTTTATCTGGTAACTTCCCAGTGATCTTCAAAGATTTTAATATATCTTTTAGCTCGGATGAAGGAGTTGAAATACATGTTCGTCCTCGTGGTAATCTGTTTTTCTTGGTTTCGGTTGTATCTAATGGTAGACGTTTGATACATAATACAGTTTTAAAATTTATCTCGTCGTAATTTATCAATCCGTAAAAGGTTAGACCAGCTGAGGCTGCTCTTTCTTTCACGCTATTTTCTATATTTAGTATATATTTATTGATACGTTCTTTATCTGTATCATCGCAATCTTTCCAACCATTATCGTATTTTCTATATAAATTGTCATCTTTGAGATACCAAACGTATATTTTACCATCAGCTTCCATATAATAATCAGTGAAATATTCCATTATCATTTTGTTGCGTTTAGAACGTAATATGTTACCCTCGAATAACCACTGTTTTTGAAATTTTGTTAAGTTACGAATGCTAAATAGCAGGTCGTCTATTGTTTCCGACTGGAAAATATCACGTATATCAGATTTGATGTTGATTTTAGGCGGTTTCAATGAATTAGAAACTTCTAAAACAGGATCGACGGTATAAAATATAGCATCATTCGTATCATTATATAACTCCGTTGAAATAAAGTACAAATCATTTTGTTCACATAGTATACATGGTATATTATATATATTATAAATAGTTATCTTACTGTCTATAATATCATTTAAAACTTCTAATAACAAAGCAATGTTAACTATATTAGTCGTGTTTATTATTTGCTGTAATGTGGAGGAAAAATTAGTTTCGAAATGTAAGATAATACGTTCACGCAACAATTTTTTAATATGGGAAGAAAAATACAAATTGAACGTGGTATAATCAGTAGGAAGTTTGGTGGATTTCCCACTACCGGGAAAACACGTATAATCACATGTATCGTATTCGCAATCTCGGCTGCCGTTTATATTATATTTTCTGTTCCTAATATAATTCAACTCGCAATCAATTGATTCTACTTTTAAAATACGTTCTACTTTTTTAATATCTATATCTTTACCCTCAGCCATTTGGTAATCTTCCACATCTACACTCGATATGTTATCAAATAAAGTGCAACGTTGGAAAATCTGTATATTAACACTACCAGATTTTTTCAGTAATTCATCATGCGACCCAAAACGAATACCTCTTGCTATAACCTGGGAGGTTTCAGAATAGTTATACCACGGAGTGTGAATATCGATAACCTGTATATTTTTAAACGTATACCCCTCGGAAATAGCGGGTGACCCCAATATAACACCGATTAAAGACCCATCATAATTATCAGGGCTATTAAATGCATTTATTAGTTCCGAATTGCTTTTCTGTATTCTTAATTTTATAGGAGATTTACTAGATCCTGTTGTATCGGTACCTGTTATAAGAACGAATCGATTACCTTTTGTTTTATTATCACCATAAGATCTACTAAACCCAAATAACGTTAATAATTCCGAAAAAAATACCAATCCGTTATTATTAACATATTTATTATACACGAACACCGACTTATTATTGCGTCGCGCGGTCAGAATATCCGAAATACTTTCTGCGTATTTGGAACTATAGTTTTTTAAAATCGATAGCTTCTCTTCCACGGTTTTCTCTAGTCTAATTAAATTTTTGATTTTGGTACGATCGTCGTCAGTTTCCGCGGCGCATAGGATTATCTGTCTTGTTTTATTTTTAAAACTATTAAACCGTTCTTGTTTATATATTTTATCGTATTCATTATATTGTATATTACTCTTTGTACAATAATCGGGTGCTAGAATGAAATGTTTAAACCCTTCTAATATTTTACCTATAAATTCGGTTCTTATTCGAATATCAAGTTTCTTTTTAATATACGATACCTTACCCTTGATTAGGGTTGTTAATGTTTCGGGATCCACAAGTAAATTACCTTTAAATACCGTGGACGGTATCGGTTCGCTTAATATTAGATTCATTATAGATACGATTTCGTTCGCGGCATTTTTCATAGGTGTACCTGATAATAATAGTATTTTACAATTCGCCACGCTATGCAAAAACCTGTTATAAAAGTCGTACTTCATATTATCATCATCGACGCCTTCGTCGCGAATATTATGAACCTCGTCAATGACAATAACAGAATTACTATAATTTGACTTTAATATTTCTGAAGATATTGATTTATTGGTTTTGTAAAACGTGCCAAATGTAAAAGTTTTTACGTGCGGTAACCGTTCATCTGTATATTTATCTACGGTACATTTATTCAAATATTCTTCTATGAAATTTTCACCTAGTCCAGGGCCTTTAGATAAATAGATACATTTAGTAATGCCATTGTCTTCTTGTAAAATTCGCTCAATCACAGCTATAGACGTGCATGTTTTACCAGTGCCCATGTCATGAAAAAATAACATAGAGTCGTAATTAGTATACGATGACATTAATCGAGAACACAATAATTGATGGTCTAATAGTATATTATTTTCACCCTGAGTATTTTGTATGTCACTGAATTCATACTTCGATAATATAATGTCTTGAAATGCTGGATCTTTTATAGATGGGTAATACGGTATAAACGTTTTAATACTATTTATAGTTTCCATTTATTTTATATGTATAAAATTTTATATTTATATAAATGGAAACTTAATTATATTTCTATTTCTATTTCAGAATCGGAGTCGTCCCCGATCATTTCTTCGATATCTTCCAAATTTTCAACAGATGTACCCATTGGTCCCGTGTTCGATACCAACCCAAGATTTTCAGGTAAGCAATTTATTTCGAATCCATACAACTTACATATATCTATATCTTCGGGATTTAAAGTGTCTATATCACCAGTTTCGTGATTTTGTCTTCCTATGACTTTTTTTGTTAATTTGTCGAAAAGCAATTTAGTTTCATCGTGTTCGTAATTGCCATGTTTATTTAGTTTAACTTCCACGGCGTTCCGATTGATATGCTTTGCGACGCTATTTACAGCTTTTTTTATGTCAGATGCTTTTGATTCCTTTGTTTTTGTAGAACTTCTAATTTGTGTATCATCTGGTTTTATATCTAACATTAATGATACTATATTATTCTTTTTAGTACCATTACTACAAACATTTTTTTCAATGCATAGACTCTCTAGTTCAGACTTTTTCATCTTATTATAGTTAGAATACGTTTCCCACAACTCATTTAATTGGGTAGGATCAATAGAAAATTTGGGTGATATTATGCTAAAAAATGACTCCATAGTTTACTTATTTTTAATCATATATTTAAACCGTATAATCATTTTTATTTTAAGAAAATTTATTTTTAACAATACACTCCACATAATTTGACATATTCAATATAGATTCTATTCGATGACTATAATCGTAAATCATAATACCTTCATCGCGAGTATAATCATCTAGTTTAAATTTTATATCTAAAACTAATTCTTGTATTGCATCGTCAAATTTTTCAGAAGACATTTGTTTCTTGTAATCGTTATCTAGTCGTGTAATATTTTTAGAGTCTCGTTCTTTAAGACGTTCTATTTCATCATAATATTTACGCGCGTTATTTTTCAGTTTATTAATCTTTTTTTCTTTCGGCATATGTTTATTATTACTTATATTTTAATCGCTTACCTTTTAAGTATGCTATAAATGTATAACAAATACATTATACATTTAATAATCGTCTTCATCGTCATTTATTGACGATAAAGTATAGTTTGACAAAACACCACTCGACGACGCGTATAACAATCTAGAAAAATGGTGAAACGCGGTAGAAATATTTATTTGAGTATTTGGAAATTTAGTTTGAACGCAATTCACGACTATATTAAACATATCTATTAATTCATATAAATAATTATTATGCCAATCTTCTCTAGTTGGCGAATCCGATGTTATATTCATCATAATTTATATATGGTATTTAAATTTATAAATATACAATTAATGTAGACCTGATAATTCTTCTCGTAAAAATTCTTCTGGGTTTGTTGCGCTCAATATTTCAACACTTGGATCGCTTGAAATATCGGTTCGAACTGGGTCGGGTGGCGGTGTTACTTGAACTGGGGCGGGTGGCGGTGTTACTT